ATCTTTGGATCAAAAGATGTTTGAGTGTTATTCCAGCGCAGCGCCTCAAACATCTTTTGGCAGTATATTTATGGTGCCTAAAGTTAACCCGGGCATTATACAGGGCAACGGCGCCTGGCCGCGACCCCGGGATTGCGACTCTCTGAACCAAAGAGAAGAGGGAGCCATCCCGGGGGAGCAAGGCCCAGCCGGTGCCCCCTGTGTATCATCCGGGTTTTATTTTCTTCCTGTTAGGTAAACATGGGATCCCAGATAGCGCTATGGGATTTCCGGTCTAATGCCGAAGGCCTCGATCACGAGGTGATCGTAAAAGCAATGCGAGAGGTAGCGAAGCACTTTGTGTTTCAGGAAGAAAGGGGTGATGGGGGTTACCTCCATTACCAAGGCAGGTTCAGCTTGAAGAAGAAACGACGCAAGCCAGAGCTGATGGCCCTTTGGGCTCAGCTTGAGCTTGAGATGCCATTGCCCAATTATTTGGAGCCAACAAGCAATCCTGCCTATCGTACGACCGATTTCTGTTATGTCACTAAGGCTGACACTAGGACTCGTGGTCCATGGGATGACAAGAACACAGTTCAGAAGTATATTCCACGCCAGTATCGGGGGTTGCTTGATAAGCTATACCCGTGGCAGAAACGCGTACTCGAGTCAGCGACCGAGTTCGATGATCGTACTATCAACTACGTATATTGTAGACACGGCAACGTGGGCAAGTCTACTATAGCATCAATATGCGAGTTGTATGGAAAAGGCATTGACCTTCCGCCGGTCAATGATTCTAAGGAACTAATTCAGGCATGTTGCGACATATGTATGGCGACTGAAATTCGTGACCCAAGTCCCGTGTTCGTAGATTTACCCCGGGCTATGGATAAGAATAAGCTCTATGGAATATACACGGCCATTGAGCAGATCAAAAAAGGTAAGCTTGTCGACACTCGATACAGTTACAAATCATGGTGGATTGATTCACCGCAAGTTTGGGTTTTCTCTAATAGGATGCCTGATACTCGTATGCTCAGTGCTGATCGGTGGAAATTATGGAAAGTCAACCGAGACTACGATCTCGAACCAATTACCGCGGCCGAGGACGACGTGGAGGCCTGTGCCTCCGGAGACGAATAGCGTATGTGAACACTGCGGCTGGCGCCCATGCGACTGTTTTTGCCGCAGTTCAGATTTTTTGTATGACTCTGAGCAAGCATGGCTCGAGGACAATATATAAGGCCAAAAAAGCGAGGACCATATAAGAAAAAGCCTAAGGGCGCTTATATGAAAATATTGAAACGTTCAATTGTCCTGGACTTCAATTAATTAAGATGCCGATGCAAAAGCGAGGACGATCTACACGCCGGGCCCCGGCCAAACCTAAGGGTCGTTCTATGTTCGTGAAGTCGACTAGAACGCCGTCTAGGGCTAAGTCAGCACCTGTTAAAGCCCGTACGTCAGCACCAGCACGTAAGGCTGCTGCACCTAAGACTCAAGGGTCGCAGCTTGGATACAAGTCTAGCACTTTATCTCTCGCGAAGCCTATGTCACGCGGAGCTATGACTGCCGCACTGACCAAGTCTATGCTTGAGCAGGTTGTTTTGCGGTGGAATGGTGTTAAGGCGTTCACTGGGAACGGTAATTACTGGATGGAGAATCGTGTTTCTCCAGTTGGTACACGGAATCTTCCGTGGTATATGATGGATTTAACTGCCGTTAATAATTATGGCGGATCTACGCTTGCCGTGATTCCTAGTTATCCGTTGCTTCAGTTGCAACAGGTTGTTGCTAATGGTAACATGTATTTCAAGTCTGTTACTGGTCTTGATCAGGGTGGTGCTTCTCCTGTGTCAACGTATATTATGGAGAAAGCACCTACTGCGTCGATCGGTGTAGTTTCCGATCCGGCCGCTGCTCCGTATGGGCGCTCTATGATTCAGAGCGCGTCTATAAGTGCGAACCTCTGGGGCGCTACTTCGAAGGCGACTAAGTATATGGTTCAGATTGTGCGCATTCTCGACGATGATCTTGTGCCTGATCACAATCTCGCTTTCGCGGGTACTGAGGTTACCAAGGCTACGCCTAAGCGAAATGATTTCTATCAGAATATGATAAAGTCGTGGACTTTTAATCCTATATCCACGACGGGTGGTTTGCAAGCACGTAAGTATAAGGTGCTTAAGACGCAGACCATCACTATCGAGCCTAATCCGACTACGGATGGCGACGCTGACCCGCAATGCGTGGTCTATAAGGCATTCTTGAAACTTAACAAGATATGCAAGTACGAGGAAACTTCCAATTTCCTAGCTCGCGACGTCGATACTAATGATGAAGCTGATTATGCGATTAACATCGGCAATCAGATCACTTCACAGGTGACGCCTAAGTCGCGGATTTACCTTGTTATTCGTGCGACCAATTATGGTCGTGACGCAGGAGATCTGAACAGCAACACGGTTACACCGTCGTTCGATCTTTCTGTTCGAATTCGTCATACGATTCCTAAGTAACTGTGTAATCTACCTTAGGGTTGCTACCTTCTTTAAGAGGTAATTTGCAACGACCGGGACGGCGGCGGGGCTTGCCCCGGCGACGTCCCTTGAGAAAAAGAAGCGGTTGATCCAGCTGATCCAAAGGTTTTTTCGGTGTTTTGGGCATTGGCACGCAGCAAAGCTGCCGTTAGTCAAATGATCCAAATGATCCAAAGGTTTAATCTTTATATCTTTGGATCAAAAGATGTTTGAGTGTTATTCCAGCGCAGCGCCTCAAACATCTTTTGGCAGTATATTTATGGTGCCT